TACAAAAAGCCGAATATTTGTTGAACCTAAAGCATCAGGTAAATCTATTGTGCAAACATTAGTTAGGGAAACAGGACTTAATATAAAAGAAGATAAACCACCAACAAAAGACAAAGTAGCAAGAGTTAGTGATATTAGTGCATCACTTGAGAGTGGTAGAGTTAGTTTACTTAATGGAGATTGGAATAGAGAGTTTTTAGACCAACTCACCAGATTTCCAGCAGCAAAACATGATGATATGGTAGATTGTTTAGTTATGGCTGTAAATAAGGAAATATGGGGTGGTGGAGGTAAGGTAGTTTACTTTAATTAAACTTTTTTTCAGTTTGTTTAAAAATTGTGAAAATATTTCATAGTATATTTACTATTTTTGCCTAGTTTTGAGTAATTCTAAAAAAATTATCAGAAAATTATGAAAAATACGGAAATATCTTACATAAACGACAGGCACAAAGAAATTGTTGAATTACATCTAAGAAAGATTAAGAAAGCAATGTATTTTGCTACTGAAGATGTTGGAGAAGGTAAGTATCAAGACTTTTTAGATATAATGAACTCAGTTTACTTATATTCTAACAATTTTTACGATACTATGGTAGAAAAGAAAGGTGATAGTGCTTCATTAGAAGAATTTATATTTTTAATACCTAATATGGTGTTTTATACTGCTATTGGTTATTTAACTGCATTTAAAGATGGGGATAATGATTATTTAATGAGAAGTAGTTTAGAAGAAATTGGTTCTTTTTGCGAAAACGCAACAAGTGAACTTGCAGATATTCTTATAGATGAAAAAGAAAGTAAAAAAATAATGCAAGATATTTTAGATTTAGATTTAACGAAAAATTAATAGATATGGTAGAAATTAAAATTCAAGACAAAAGTTATGAAATTCCAACTGAGTGGAAAGACATAACACTTAGATATTGGTGTGGTTTATATTCAATCATCAATCAGTACAACAAAAGAGATGATGAGGGTAATGTTATTGAGGCAGAACACTCAGAAGTAGAATTACTGAAGATGAATAGAGATATTTTCATATATCTTACAGGTCTTAGTCATAATGAGATGAATATGCTAGATGTTGATAGTGTAAATGCTGCAGTAGCAACATTCTCACAAACATTGGAAGAATATAAGCCAAAAGGAATAGAAAAGTTTGAATTTGAAGGTGAGGAGTATTTATTTCCAAAAGAATTTCTAAGAAGAAACACATTTGGAGATTATATTGAATCAACTCACTTAGAAAGTACAATAGAGATAATGAAACATGGAAGGTTTGATGTATTACCAGAGCAAATGGCAATACTTTGCAGAAGGGCTGATGAGGAATATGATGATGATGCAATACCTGCCAAAACTGAAAAGTTTAAAGAATTGACAATGGATTTCGTTTGGGAATTCAGTTTTTTTTTGACAATGCAAAGCGTAAAATTAACAAGGACTTTCCAAATGTTTTTGGGGAAAACAGAGGAAGAAGTGGAGGAGGCAAAAATAGAGTTTCTACAGTTGGACTCTACAACAAGTTCATAAAGCCTTATGGTTGGCTTAATAGTTTATATATGGTTGCAGAAAAAGGGATATTTAGAGTGAATGGTGAAAACGACATAGATAGTGTGAAGAAAACAGACTTATACAAGGTTTTAACTTATTTAAGTTGGAATACTGCTAAAAATGACTATGAAATTGCTGTTCAAGAGAAAATACATAATAAAAATAATATAACATTGTAATAATGGCAATAACAAGATTAACAGACATAATAACAGTATTTGACAGCAAATGGACTTATGGTGATGTGAAATTTGGTTACGAAAGTGAAGTAAACCAAGACCATGACACTAAGTACCCATTAATGCTAGTTGAACCACCTGAATCAACTATACCTGTAGTGTATAATGGTAGAGAGGAATATACATTTGAAATAAATTTCTATAATTTATACTCTCAAGCAGCACAATCAGTAGTTACACTTCAAAAGAGATGGGATAATTTACAAGATTTGGCTAATGAGTGGCTAGATATGGTGCTTAAAAATTATCAAGATGTAAATGTAGAAGCATACTTAGAAGATGAGAGTATTGCTATAGAAAGAGTTAAAGAAGTAGCAAATGATAGATTGGTGCAAATCAAATTAACATTCACTATGAGTGTTTCAGACCAGTTTCAAACTACCCATCAGATTATTCTGATTTAAAAGTATGGTTAAAAGCAGATAGTGGTGTTACATTTGATATAGCATCTAAAAGAGTGAGTGCTTGGGCTGACCAATCAGGTAATAGTAGTAATGTTGCTCAGGCTACAGCAGCAAATCAACCACTAAGATATGGATATGATGGTATTAACGACAAAGCATATTTAGATTTTGATGGTACTAATGATACTTTTGTTTCAGGAAGTAATTTACCTGTAACAACAGACTTTACAATATTTGAAGTAAGTAGAATTGATAAAGCAAGTGATAATGTATTTGGATGGTACAATTCAAGTGCTGCTATATCTATAGGTACAAATGCTAGTGGTCATATTACTGCTACAGTAAGTGATGGGACTAATACGATAACTGCAAATACTGCTGTAGATAATAAAGCAAGTAATCATATATCAGTATTAAAGAAACATAACAAAAGAATAGATTTAGAATATTATGATTCTGCAAATTCTATAACTGCTACTGATAATGATTCAGGATTCAATCATAGTTTTGAATTTAATACAGCAACATTTAATATTGGCTCTTATAATAGCACAAATAATATGGATGGACAATTAAACGAATTAATAATTTTTAACAGAGCCTTAAGTGATACTGAAATTGCTGAAGTAAGAGGTTACTTAAATTTAAAATATAAAATATATTAAGATATGGCAGGAGTAAACGGACAAGTAGAGTGGCAAATACAACCATTAGATTATAGTAGTTCAAACTTAGCAGGTGCTTTTTGGGGTTATAGGGCAAACTACCTTAAAAGTGCAAATGACCCATTAAGGTATCAAGTTATTTGGACTCGTGCAGGGGTTAATGAAGGAGTAGAGCCTTCTGCTGCTAATTATGATGCAGCAACAGGTAATGGTGATGTGGTTGCTGTTACTTTTAAAGTTGAGGCAACTGTTGGTGATGGGTATTGGGAAGAATTAGGAAGTGTTAAAAAAACAAGAGATATAGCAAACAGGAAATATACTGATGGTAGTCAGCCTAGTGGTCATAGATTTACAATAGATATTAGTCAGTTAGTTTCAGGTGAACTTTCTTATAGTTTGTGTCCAATAAATAAAGGAACTTGGCAAAGTCCTTATTATGGAGGTATGAATGGTGGCTTAACAATGCAAGATAATGTACTTAGTGGTACTAGTGCAATGGGTAATGCAATAAGCCAATATAATGTTTCTAGGAACGGAACTTTCAGGAGAATAAGAGTAACTCCATACTATGAAATAATAAATGGTGATGGTGATATTGTAAGTGCAGGAAATGGAAGTTCATCACAATATATTACTGTTATAAACTCAGTTAATCAATTTGAGAAAGATAGTGCTTTTTATTATACTCAGTTTCTGCACAATGAATGGGGTACAAGTTCTGCAGACCCAAAAAGATTTAATACCAGATGTCCTAATTGGTATCACAATACTAATGCCAATAAAGTGGCATATAATAAGAGTGTTAGAATGGATGAAGAAGCAGAGTTTTTGCAATGGTATGTTAAAGAAACTTTTGATGGTGATTTTCCTAATGACAAATATAATCTTATTGAGTTGTATGGTGAAACATTCACATCAGATGGTTCATCAGAAAATGTATTTGTTTTAGTGGATTTTACAACACTATTAGATTTGAGTGCTGGTTCTACTACTGCATTTGCACAATCCCAAGACAGAATGTTAATTCAGAATGTTAGTCCTGCTTTTATTAATAATAATGCTAAAGTTCCTCAAAATAGTACTGCAGGGGGTGTTCCTATAACTACTTACACGACTCCAATATCCCCAATAACAGCAAATACTCACAGATATAGACTTTACTTTAGAGGTCATTATTATCAAGATGTTGGTACTGGTGCTTGTAATTGTTGGGTAAGTAAAAGACATAGTGCTGTTAATTGGTATGAGATAGATAGAGAAGATGAGAAAAATGCTTATGATTTTGTTAGATTTCATTGGTTAAACTCTATGGGTGGTATTGATAGTTATACTGCAAAGAGAGATGTAGTTGAAGGCTTAACAATAAGTAGAGATGTAATTGAAAGAAAAAGTGGTGATAGAACTTGGTATCAGGATGACCAAAATCAAGGTTCTGACTTAGACCCTAGTCTTTATATTTCAGACACAATGAGGGGTGGTGATATATACAAAGGAGGTAGAGAGGTTTCTAATGTAAATGCAGAGAGGACTCAAAGTGTTTATACAGAGCCATTAAATAAATCTGTTGCTAAGTGGTTAGAAGAAATGATACTATCACCTAATGTTTGGATAGAAATGGACACAGAGGCTACAGAGATGGGTTATTTAAGAAATGATGACTTAAGACCATCTACCAAAGAGTACATACCTGTAATCATAACAAATAGTGATGTTGAAACTGTTAATCAGGCAGAAGGTTTAGTTAAGTTTAATATTGAATATACTTTAGCACATAAAGTAATAACACAAAGAAACTAATATATGTCGGTAAAAATAGAGATATTAGATTATAAATATGGTTCAGGGAATAATATGACTGATGTTAATGCAGGTATATTTGGTACAGGATGGACAGCAGCATCCTCTACAAGTGCTTCTTGGGATGGTAGTGGTAGTGGTGTTACTTTTCTTAGCAACATATCAAGTCAAAGTTTAGTAATAGGAAGGACTTATAATTTATCTTTTAAAATAACTAGTTATTCAGGTACAGGCACTATGGGATTCTCTACATCTAGTGGTGTTCCTTCTACTGCAAGATTTGCAGGAAATACAAGTGGAATACAATATTTTACATTTGTCGCTACAAGTACAAGTTTTCCTGATTTATTTGGTAGAGATACAAATACTGGAAGTATATCAAATATATCTATAAAAGATGCAAGTGTTATTGATTGGGATAATAGTGTAGTTGGAGAGTTGGATGTAACTGACCATTCTGACTTCCCTTTAGCAATGACATTCCAAATATCAGATATTAAAGATTTAACCTCAACAAGTGGTGATTACAGTAAGACATTTAAAATACCTGCCACAAAGAATAACAATAAGTTATTAAAAAATCCCTATATCTCAAATATAGATAATGAAGTAAATATTACTGAAAATAAAAAATGTAGAATACTTGTTAATAATCTTTTTTCTATTGTTGGATTAATAAAAATCACAGGAGTGAGTGGATATGGAGAAATACCATCTCATTATGATTGTGTATTTTTTGGTAATAATCTAAGTTGGGCTGATGATTTATCTAATTTATATATGCATGAATTAAATTGGGGAACTAATAGTGAGGGCTTAGAGTACAATAAAACAAAAATTATGGCTACTTGGCAAGATGAAAATTGTGATTCATCTGCATCTCCAATAGTATATCCAATAACATCTTATGGTGATTACAATCCTGATGGACAGCCAAAAACAATACAACTTTTAGATACTGCATCCACTCAGCCTATTACTAATGGCTCTACAGGTTATTATGGATTTGATAATGATAATGATAGTTACGAAACTCCTAACCCATCTGCAGATTGGCGACCAGCAGTATTTGTTAAAGACACATTAGAAAAGATATTTAGTAAAGTTGGTTATCAGATAACTTCAACTTTTATGAAAACAGATATGTTTAAAAAGTTGGTATGGTTATTACCTAATTTTAAATATAATAATGCTGAAGAAATGTATAATGAGTATTCTGTAGAAAGTAACTTTACAAATGGAGTTTCTATGAGTGAAACAGGAGTGCCTTCAGAAAATGGTATTCAAAAATTTCAGGAGAGTTCTTTGTCAGAAGATGATGTTGATTATTATTATACAGGTGATGGTAGAGAATTGCTTCAGATAGATGCAGCAACAAATCTTAATGTAACTTTAGATGAGGATTCTTATGTAGATTCTACTAATCATTATATAACAATAGGAGAGTATGGTTATTATAATATAAAATTAAATGGAATACAATCAAGGGTTGCAACAGCATATCAAAATACTGTTGGTGGTTTAAAAATTATAGATAGAATTGATAGTAAAATAAACATAGAAGTTCAAACAGTAGGACAGTCAAGTTGGAAAATAATAGATAACTCTTTTTTACATACAGTTATAAGTACAGGTGTAAACTCAAGTACTTCTGCTTCTACACCTTATGAAAATATGAGTAGTGTTGATGCACAGAGTGTTTGGCTCAACAAGGGTGATAAAATAAGACTAACTCTTGGTATTAAAATATTTGCAGATGATAATAGTCATAATTTTTATGTATCTGTTTTCTTTAAATCAGGTGATTCTAGCAATCTTGATATTTCTCTTAACTCTGAAGCAGTTGCGTATGGTCAGACTTATGATTTAAAAGATGTAATTAATAAAGACTACAAAAGTCTTGATTTTGTAAAAGGTATTGCACACGCATTTAACCTTAAAATGACTACTGATGAAGTAGCAAAAGTTGTGAATATAGAACCATTTAACTCTTTCTATAAGGATTATGCTGAAGCAATAGATTGGACTTACAAATTAGATAGAAGCAAACAGATAGATGATAAATGGATTAAAAGCGATTTAAAAAGAGATATTGTTTTTAAATATAAAACAGACAGTAAAGACAAGAAAGTTGAGAGGAGAGGTGAGGATTGGTTTGATGGAATAAAAGATGAATATCCATATCAAGAAACACTACCTAAAACTTTTGAAAAAGGTGAAAGTAAATATGAAAATCCATTCTTTGCAGGAACATTTAATGGTAAAGACCAAGATACAATTTCTAATTCCTCTTTTAATGACACAGTATTTTCTGCTTGTTTATGGACAGAAATTACAAACCCTACCTACTCATATAGACCAGATAAAGGCTATGAGTTTTTACCAAGATTATTGTATTGGAATAAATACTCGCCAGACCCTTGTAACCTTAATAGTAAAAGAGCATTTACACAAAATTGGGCTAATAGTATTGGGATTGTTTCTGCAGGAGTTACAGGTTCATCAGGACTTCTTTCAACAATCTACCCTCAAGCAACATCAATAAATAGAGATGATAGTTCAAGTCCAATACTATCTTATGGTAATGTTAATGTAAGAGATTATGATGATGTAACAAAGGATTACACATCTTATTCATCAGGTAAGGGTTTATTTGCAACATATTATAAAAATATGTTTGAGATGTTAAAAGAAAAACCAAGATTAAGAACTGTTTATATTGATTTGAAGGTAAAAGATATTATAAATTTAGATTTTACAAAATTAATATATATAGATGGTGTTTATTGGAGAATAAATAAAGTAGTTGATTATCAGCCAAATAAAAACCAATCCACAAAGGTAGAGTTAATTGAATGGAGAAATTTAGGTGCGTTTGCAGCAACAGCACCATCTTTTGGTGGTAATAACAACACAGGAGGTCTTGGAAATGAAGGTGGAACTGAGGATAGTAATGATAATTTAGGATTATAAAACATGGCAGATAAAAAAGAAATATCAAGTAGAGGGATAGCACAGCAAAGTGGATTAGATGTATTTTCTAGTATAACAACTTATAATGGGGAATATTTGAATTTTGGCAATGCTTTCCCTTATAGTGTTCAACTAAACTCAGATACTGATTACGCAACAACAGCAGCAGACCCACATACTGATGCATTAATAAATAGTCCTGCAAATGATATTGGAAGATGGTATAGGTATCATACAAGTGGTGCGCCATACACATCAACAACAGCACCTATATCTGTAGGTGGTTTCTTTGGGTTTAATGGACAAAAGACAGGAGGATTACCCTCGTATAGTGGTATGTATCAAAAATTATCTTTAACTAAAGGTAATGAATATCAGATAGAAATTCAAACTTCTATCAATACACCATCAGGCTCTCTTTATGTAGTAACATATTCACCTGCAGAAGATACTTTTGTGGCAACAAGTAGCAATATAGTAACATTCCCTGTTAGTAACACTTCTATTGGTATTACTACAAAAACATTTACTGCTGAAACTGCTAATGATATTATTGTTCTTTATTTCACAACAGAAGAAACATCTTCAGTTACTGTAACAATAACAAGTGTATCAATAAAAGAAAAGCAAGAATACTTAGTGCCTGTTTATGCTACTGATAAGTTTGGTAATGACCATAAGGTATTAAGAAGAAACTCAGGTAATATAGTTTCTAATGATTAAATTTAAAAAGACAAATAGGGCATTAACAGAGGTTGGTAAGACACTAAGAGTGAAACTGCAAGATGAATTAAAGTTTCAAAAACATAATGCTACAGGTAGATTGAGTAGTAGTTTAAAATACAATGTTATAAAGAGAGGTATGAGTGTGTTGAATATAACATCATCAGTTTCATATTGGAGAGCAGTTAATAATCCTAAGTTCGCTAAAATTCCTAATCTAAACACCATAGTAAGATGGATGGGTCAGAGAAGTATAAAAGGAGGTATTAATTCTGCTATTGCAATATTAAATAGATTGTCAAATGGTAAAAAGGAGGGTCAAAAAGCGAATTATGGTAATAAGACATATCCAAATAACAATATGAGGCAGCCCTATATAACTTATGAAGCAGGAAACAGGGTAAGAAGAACAAACTTTGCAGGATATGTAGCAAATAAGTTTAGTAAAGAAGTAGCAAAGAAATTATCACCATCTATTGGTGAAGATGTAGCAAGTATGATTAGAGAAAAAATTAAAAATAATACAAAAGCAAAAGTTAGTTAATATATAATAATATGGCAAATACAGAGAAAATTGTAGTTCAGGTAGTAGTACAAGGTGAGAAGGATTTACAAAGAGTAGGTAAAACAGCAGATAAATCAACTAAGAGTTTTGGGAAGATGGCTACAGGAGTATTTGCTGCTGTTGCTGCATTTAAACAGATTTCAAGTGCTATAGGTTCAGCAATGAAATCATTTAGGGATTTTGAGTTTCAAATGGCTAAAGTGAAAGCAATTACAGGTGCTAATAGAACTGAATTTTTAAAATTATCAAAATCTGCTCAAGATTTAGGTCGTTCAACATTCTTTACTGCACAACAAGTTGCAGAATTACAAACTAATTATGGTAAGTTAGGATTTACTACTAAAGAAATATTAAACGCACAAGAAGCAACATTACAGTTAGCAACAGCAACAGATAGTGATTTGGCTAGAGCAGCAATTGTAGCAGGTTCTGCAGTTAGGGGATTTGGTTTAGATGCTGGTGAAACACAAAGAGTAGTAGATGTTATGGCTGTAGCATTTACAAGTTCTGCATTAGACATTGAAAAATTCCAAACATCTATGACTAAAGTTGCACCTATTGCAAAGTCAGCAGGTTTTTCTATTGAAGATACTACTGCTATTATGTCGCAATTAGCAGATTCAGGTATTGAGGCTTCTATTGCAGGTACATCTTTAAGAAACATTCTTCTTAAAATGCAAGACCCAAATTCTGATTTAGTAAAGTCATTTGGTAAAACAATACACAGTTTAGATGATTTAGTTCCTGCCCTTTCTAAATTTAGTAAAGAAGGAGGTAGCCTTGCTGAAATTATGGAAGTAGTTGATTTAAGACAGGCTGCTGCATTTGAGCAAATGATTACAAGTAGAGAGAGAACTATTGAATTGAGAGATGCTTTAGAAGGTGCTAGTGGTGCTGCTGCAGAAATGGCTAGAATTGTTGGCGACACTTTAGAGGGTTCGTTTAAAAGGGCAGAATCTGCAACACAAGGTTTACAGATAGCACTCATAGATAATCTTGGTAAAAGCATACAAGGTCTTGTAGATGGATTTGCTTCGTTTATAAATAAATTAACTGATTTTGTAGAGATACCAGTATCAGAAAAACTTGAGAAAGATAGAATTGGGATGAATAATTTGTTTAACGCCCTTCAAGAAACAAATATATCACAAGACACTAGAAATAAACTTTTAGTTAGGTTAAATAAAAATTATGGAGAATATCTGCCTAACATAGTTACTGAAAAAACAAGTTTAGAGAATTTAAAAAAGGCACAAGTTGAAGCAAATGCTGCTATGTTGCAAAGAGTTACTATTCTTGCTGCTGAAGAAAAATTAACCGAGATTAGAAAAAGACAAATTGATAATGAGATTGAGGCTGCTGATTTAATAGTTGAAAAACAAGACCTTCAAAATAAAGCATTAGAAACCAATAATATTTTAAACTCAGAAGCAAGTAAAAACACAAGAGAAAGTGCAAAAGATAGGCAGGTTAGACTTAGTGTAGAACAAGGTATTAATACTGCTGTAAACGACAATACAGATGCTATACAAAAAAACAAAGATGAGTCAGAAGAATTATCTAAAGAGTATGAAACTGCCTCAAAGATTGCTCTTGAATTAGGTGTTAATGTTGATGAGTTAATGAAATCTTTAGAGGTTTCTACAGGAAAGACAAGAACATCAACTGCAGCAACAGTAGAGAATACTGAAGCAAAGAAAGAAAATTCTAAACTTGATGTAATAGCAACTGCAAATCTTGAACAGTATTTAACATTACAAGAGGATGTAATATCAGGAAGGAAAACACAGTCTGAGTTTGATGATGCGTATGCTCAACATCAAATATCTTTACTTAATCAAGTTTTATTGCATGATGAATTAACTACCGAACAAAGGATGCAACTTCAGAAAAAGTTAAATGATTTGAAGATTCAGGGCATGGCTGATGAAAAAACAGCAAGACAAGAACAAATAGATGGCGTTGCTCAATTAGGCGACCAACTTATAACTTTAGCAGGAGAAGATGAAAAAATGCAAGGTATTAGAAAGGTAGGTATTCAGTTATCTGCTGCTGCTGCAATAGCAAATAATATTGAATCACTTTCATTGGCTGCTAAAGGTGTTGCAAATCAATCAACATTAATATTCCCTTATAATCTAGTAGCAATGGCTGGTACAATAGGTACTATCATATCTTTGTTTGCTAATATTAAAGCAATGAAAGATTCTTTTGGAGATGGAGGGATTATAGAAACCTTTGCAAATGGTGGTATGGTACATGGTAAATCACACGCACAAGGTGGTGAGAAGTTTGCAGTAGGAGGTAGAGCAGTTGAATTAGAAGGTGGTGAGGCTGTTATAAATAAAAGAAGTACAGCAATGTTTGGTAGACAATTATCAGCAATGAACGCTGCAGGAGGAGGTGTTAAGTTTGCAGATGGTGGATTGCTTAATCAGCCTTCATTTAGCCAACAACAATTCAATGCAATAGGTCAGAATCAAATGATGGGTGCTATGGGAAGTTCTAGTAAAGTAGTAGTAGTTGAAGCAGATATTACTGATAGTCAAAACTCAGTAAGTGTAATACAATCTGAGGCAACAATTTAATAATCAAAGAAATAAACAAATGTTTGTTGATAAAAAGACTAAGTTAGAGAGATTAGATATATGTAAAAGTTGTAGTTTTTACCGAAACTTTATGTTACTAAAGAAACCAAAGATAACAAGAGGTGCAAGATGTGCTGAATGTAAGTGTTTCCTAGATGCAAAGACATCATTAACAAAAGAGTTTTTTGGTAAATGTCCTAAAAATAAATGGTAAAACTTTACAAATGAATTTTAAAGAAATCGCTGAAAATTATAGTAAGCAAAAAAGAAAGATGATGACAGATGCTGTTATCACTAACAAAAAGTACACAAAAAATTTCACTACCTATCACTCTCAATCATTAAAATTAATGTTTGCAGAATGGCACTTATTACTACCTCAACATAAGCAAGACATTAAATGTACTTCTTGTAGAGCAGCAGTTTGTAAGTTTTGGGAAACTATTGTAGATGAGTGGATTGAAACTGAACAAACACCTAAAAAGAAAAATGCCTCAAAAAAAAGAAAGACAAAATAAGGTAGATGTAGTTAAAGACTTCATTGATATTTGTGGAGTTGAATTAGAAAAGCGATTTGGTCAATCACCAACTTGCAAGGATATGATACGACATCTTGTTGAGAAAGGTATAATAGACCCTAAGAGAGTAAGAAACTATATGATTATTGCTGACTTTGATAGAATGTTAGTAGGAAACAAAGGCAGTAGAACTTACACTTGGATGGACTTATCTATTAAATATAAGATAAGTGAAAGTCAAGCACAGAACATAGTTTACAAGGAAAGAAAGAAGGCAATCCCATCTAATAATATCACATACTAAAAGTTTTGTAAGAAAATTAGGTAAAATTAATTTCTTTTAATTATATTTTTGCGACTATGAACGAAAAATGGTATAACATTCAGAACAAGGCAGATAAAACTGCTGACATTTATATCTTTGATGAAATAGGAACTTATGGTGTAACTGCACAAGAGTTTATTACTGACATTAAAGGATTAAAAGATATGCCTATCAATTTACGCATTAACAGTTTAGGTGGAGATGTATTTGATGGTATGGCAATGTATAATGTAATCAAAAGGAGAGAGGCTAAAACTACAGTTTATATTGAGGGTATAGCAGCAAGTATTGCTACTATTATTGCTCTTGGTGCTGATGAGGTTGTAATGGCAGAAAACTCTTTATTTATGATACATAACGCTTGGGGTGGAACAATGGGTGAGTCAAAAGATATGAGAAAAACTGCAGATACTCTTGATAAAATCACAAGTGAACTTACAGATATTTATAGAAAAAAGACAGGATTATCTTATGATGCTCTTGCTGAGATGATGGATGAGGAAACTTGGTTAAATGCTAATGAGGCATTTGAGTTAGGTTTTATTGACACTATCTCTGATTCTATTAAAGTGGCTGCAAAGTATGATGTTTCTAAATTTAAGAACATCACACAAGAAGAAATACAGAATAAATTAAGTATTAATATAAATAACAAAAAAATGACTAACGAGTTAAAAGAATGGTTTAACAACAAAGTTGAGGAGATTGTTACTGCTGTAAAAGGTGATGTAAAAGTTTCTGAAGATGTTGCTGAGCAAACTATGATAACTGTTAATCTAGGGGATAATGATGAAATCATGAATAAGATTTCTGAGTTTGAAACTGGTAACATTGAATTATCAAACAAAATTTCTTTGTTAGAGGAAGAATTAGTTGCTTCAAAAGGAACTAACGAAACTTTAACAGTAGAAGTTGAAGCGTTAAACGCTAAAATCAACAAAGCAGATGCTAAAGGTACAGAAATTGAAACTGAAAGCGACCCTGCAGTAGTTGAAAACAAGACAGAAGATGCTAATGCAGGTTTTTACAATGTAATGGCATCAAGAATTAGAAACAAATTTAATAATTAAAAAAATAAAAAAAAATGGCAAATGTAGCAAATAATAGTATCGCAGCAACTTACGGAGGTGCGCAACTAAACGAACTTTTTTATGAGCCAGTATTTAGAAGTGATGATATTATGCGTAACTATAGAGTTATTCCTAATGTTAAACACAAAATGAATGTTTACACTTCTGCTGCTCTAACAAAAATAGTACAACCTTATACAACTTGTTCTGCAACAAGTGGTTCAACTCAATTTAATATTGATGATAAAGTAATTACTGCAGGTAGATGTAGAGTTGCTTTAGAGCAATGTACTGATGAGTTCTTTGGAACTTATATTGAGGAAATGTACCGAAATGGTGCAGATGTAATGAATGTTGAGGGAACTCAATTATCAGATGCAATCGTAAACAGAGCAGTAACAGGTATCGCACAAGATGTTGTAAGATTAGCATGGGGTGGTGATGGCGCAACTGCAAATTATACTGCTCTTGATGGGTGGATGAAATTAATGGGTGCAGATGCAACTGTATTAGCAGCAAGAACTGAGTTTAGTGCAACAGCACCTACAGCACCTACAGCAGGTGAATCACTTTCTTTATTAAGAAAAATGTATGATGATGCACCAGCAGCATTACAACAAGTTCCTGCAAAAGATAAGAAAATATTTGTATCTCCTAAGACTTACAATGCTTACTTATCAAACTTAGAAGGTACTTCTGCAGATTTAGCAATTACTAACCAGCAAGATGGTGTATTAACTGTTAAGTTTAGAGGTGTTGAATTAGTAGCAATGTATGAGTGGGATACTATCTTAGCAGATACTGACCCTGCAATGTTCTTAAGAGGAGGTGTTAATGGAACAGAAGGTGCGTGTTACTGTGCAGTAGAGAACTTAATCATTGGTTCTGATGTAACTGACCCAGAAGGTTCATTCAAAGTATTTTATGATGACTTAGAAGAAAAAATGTTCTTCAGAGGTTACTTCAAGTTAGGAGTACAATTCTTGTACCCTTCACTTGTTCAATGGGGAATCTTTTACTAAACAATAATGTAATAACAGAGGGGAGGCTAGTCCTCCTCTCTTAATTACTTTTAAATAACTAATAAAATAATAAAAAAATGGCAATAGATACAGGATTAGGTGTAGTATGTGCTGACTTACAAGCAACAGGTGGTATTTCTCAGATTTTACTTAGAGAATGGGAAACTGCAGATGTAGTTACTTATGGTGTAGGAACGGCACACACTATTTTAAATATTCAATCAGGTGGTGATGCTAACTGGTTTGTTTATGAATTTAAAAATGAAGTACCTGCAATGACTATTACTGCAACAAAAGAAAATGGTTCAACTTCTTTTGAGTGTGGATTATCTTTTATGCTTCCTAATATTGATGCAACAAAATTTGAAGAATTAAAAAACTTTGAAAGTGCTTGTATGATGGGGATGGTTTTAGATACAAATGGAAATTGGTGGGTTTTAGGTGCTAGTGCAAAGTATGCTAACGAGGATGTTCAGGCAAAAAGTCAGACTTTCTTGAGTTTAAGTGGATTTGAGGGTGGTACAGGTGCTGCTTATTCAGATGAGAATGGTATTACTATTAACTTAATGGCAAGACAGTTTGAGTTACCAAGAGAGTATGCTGGTACTGTTGATGTTAATACTTCAGCATTAACTGCAACAACAGCAGCATAATATTTAAAGATATAGAAATAGGTTGGACTTTGTTCGTAAAAAGTTTAACAACATTTCCCTATTAATATCTTTTTTATAATATGTGTGATTGTAATACAAAAAAAGTTGTAGATTTATCACACTTAAAAATATATACAATTATGGCAGAATATAAAGCAAAATCATCATCAGGTACTTGTTACAAGAATGGTTTTAAAATTAAATGGGCTACAGCAACCCAAGAGGAGTTAGCGTATGCTTATGAAGATTTAGGGATGACTACATTAGTAGAAAAATTATCAACTACAAAAACAAAAGATGAGCCAAAGAAAGCAACCAAAAAGAAAAAGTCAGGTAAAGAATCTTCAGACTCAAAAGAGTAATACTTTTGAATTTGGAGTTTTTAATTTAGCAATTCCTGAACATATTGAAGAACCTTTAGATTTAGCAAAAGTAAGAACTAAGTTTATTCCTTTTGGTACTAACAATCTATTCCCTCAGTATTTAGCAGAATTAAAGCGTAAATCTTCTACTCATAGAAGTGTACTAGCACAAAAGACTATCTTTACAAGTGGTGCTAAGTTTGTTACGAATAATGAAGATGTTAAAGAATACATCAAAGATGTAAATGCTGATGGAGAATCATTAAGAGAGGTTTTTAAGAAATTAGCAGATGATTACTATTCATTTGGAAATGCCTATTTAGAGGGAGTATTATATGATGGTGGACTAAATCTATACCACATAGATGCAACTACTGTTAGAATGTCTAAAAACAAGAAAGAAGTATATGTACATCCTGATTGGGCTAAGTACAATAGTATGAAAGATAAATTATCTATCATTCCTATTTATCCTAAAGTGAAGGGAAGTAGATTTGTTGTTCAATTTAAAGATTACGAGCCTACATTCCAATTCTATGGTTTACCTGATTATATTGCTGCATTAGAGCATATTGCAGTTGATTATGAAATTGGTAAATGGAATCACACTAAATTCAAAAATGGATTTCAACCTTCAGCAATCGTTGAGATTAATGGAGATATGGGTGAAGAAGAAGCAAAGAAATTAGTAAGAGAAGCACAAAAGAAGTTTGTTGGAGATGGAAACAATGGTAAGATTATGTTCATTGTTAAGAATGGAGATACTTCAAGTGCTAATGTTCAAATTATCAAAGATGACCAAGAGGGTAGTTGGATAGACTTACAAAGAATAACTGACCAGAACATTGTAACTGCTCATAGATGGCAACCATCATTAAGTGGTTTAGTTAGTTCTGGTAAAATGAATAATACAGGTAGTGAGATTAGAATTGCTTATGATTTAGCAATGACTACTGTAATTAAAGATACTTCTGATTTATTGTTAAATGGGATTAGAGGGGTTTTATATAAAGAGTTAGGTTTCTTACCTGAAGAATTAGTGATTCATTATGAGCCACCAATTAGTTTTGCAACTCAGATTGACCCTAAACAAGTTCTTACTATTAACGAACAAAGAAGAATGTTAGATGAGGATTTACCAATGTTAGAGGAGGGTAATATGTTCTTAACTGATAGAGAGCAAATTATTGTAACTAGAGATGATGATGGTGATGGTAAAGGTGATGATGAAGTAGGGGATATGCAAGTAACTGAAATTGAAAAAGAATAACTATGGCAAATGTAAACCAATATATACCTTTAGTAACAGCAGCAGAAGTTATAAGTAATAGTTTTACTAATGCTAATACTGATACTGCTTTAATTTCTAATAGCACATTACTTCTGGCTGAATTAGCACATTTAAAAGAAGCAATTGGTAAGAAGTTTTATGAGGAATTAAAAACACAACACAATAATGGTACTTTAACTACTGCAAATCAAACTTTAATGGATGATTTCTTAACGAGAACTTTGTGTTGGTTTGTTAGGTTTGAGGTAATTAATGAAGTTCAGAGTAATAGTAGTAGTGCAGGTATTGTGCATAATACTGATGAGTTTGCTACTATTATAGACCCTGCTGAGTTAAATGCTTATAAACAAGATACTTACAGAAAGGCTGAGATATACTTAAAAGATATGTTAGACTATATGAACGATAGCGACCAAAATGGTGATTATCCAACTTATGAATCTAATAAGCCTTGTAATGATGATGTTTACAAGAATCATGGAATAATAATGTATGATAGTATATACTCAAGACCTACTAGAAATTATAATAGTTGGAAGGATAACTGTCCTTGTGATGATTGTTAAAATAAATATATAAATGGCTGCAAACGAACATAAGAATTTAAGTAGTATAAATAGACATAACCCAAAAGGATTTGAAACTGCTATTAATGATACTGTTTTAAGTAAGACTGCTGGTACTTCTGCAACAGGAACTGATGGTAATTTAGAGTGGAAGAACAAGTCTTATATGGGTGTTACTAATTATAAGATGCAGGGTTATACTACAGGTGCTACAAACTACTACTATGGAGAAGATATAGCAGATACTAATTCCCCTTATGAGATGGCTGTTGATTATGGTACAGGAACAGTATCTTCAGGAAGTATTAGTCCAACAAATTTCTTTAGAATTGGTCAGGCTTGTGTAATTCCTGAAACTGCTAGTGTTACATCTATAAGTGGATGGCTTACAAGTGATGGGTCTAATGCAGTTACGATTGCTATATGTAAAATTACACCTGTAGAAGGTGTTATAACAGCAGTAACTCCTATTGTAATTGATGAGATTTCAGCAGATGGTCTTAGTAGCAACAGTAAGGGTGTTAGAATAAATGAAACAACTATAACTACAGCAGCATTAGCAGCAGGAGATATTATATTTCCAATGATTAAGGAAGTGAGTGGAGGTTCTGCAATATATATGAATCTAACTGTACAAACAACAACATTCTAATGACAACAAAAGAAGAAATAGTATCAATGAAAAAAGACATTAGTTCAATAAATGAGAAGATTGATAATTTAGATGGTAAACTAGATATGCTTACAGAAAGGTTATTGAATCCAGATAAAGGAGTTGCTGCTAGAGTGAACAGAAACACAGCAATGAGAAAGGTTTTAGTGAAAGCAATGTGGATGATTTATGCTATAACTCTAGGTGCATTGATAAAACTTTTTACAGAATAAAAATAAAATAATAACAATTTAAAAATAAAATAAAATGAGTACATTTGATACAGATAATACATTACTATTTGAAATGCTAGGCAAGGGTGGTGGAACTGAGGTTTTCACTACTGTAGCACAATCAGGTAAAGATTGGTATTGCATACATTTCCCAGTTGAATCAGTAATTGCTACAATAGCAGGAGATGCTAGTGGTATTACTTCTTTAAATGGTCAAACTATGGCTGCTGGAACGACATTGTTTTTTCGTACAACTGCAATAACTTTAACGAGTGGTATTGGTATTGGCTATAGAGAGCATGATGGTAACGCATCTGCATAGTAATAATAATATATAAATAATATGTTAAGTTTAAAACAAGGTTTAGGATTAAATACTATCAAGACAAGTGCAGCAGGATTTGATAATTTATATTCATTAGATTTTGATGGTGTAGATGATTATTTGACAATGGGAACACCATTAGCAGCGATTATAACAGGGGATGTTACTGTAAGTGTTTGGGCAAAAATAGATAATTTTGTTGATAATGCAAGTATCATATCAATGTCAGGCAGTACTGAAAGCGCAGCAGATAATTATTTGTACCGTATAACAACTGATGGGGGTACAGGAAATCACGATATAAAAGTAGGACATGAATATGCATCAGGAAGAAATCAATTTTTCACTTTCAACACCAACCTATCTCTTGATACTTGGTATCATTTAGTTGTTGTAAGGAATACATCTCAAA